CATCAATGTCGGCGCCACCTTCCCAAAATATATCTGCCATTGATTACGCCCTCGTCGTTTGGCTCGATCGAATATGCAGCCGCAGGTTCGCAGCCGTTTCCGCGATGCCGATTATCGTTGCCCGGTCGCCCGTCGTGAAATCGCCATGCGGTGCAATCTTGCCGGCTGTGCCGCTTGCCATGTACACTTCGCCGACTGTCAGCGTGGCGCCGACATTGATGACGCCCTGCGTCTGGATCACCAGCGGCTGCTCGTCAAGTGCTGCGTGCGTGGCGATGCCATTGCAGACACTCGCCGCGTCACTGGCATCGCAATCCGTCAGCTTCGCTTTATTGCTGTCGCTGGTGTCCTTGTAGACAGGACAACCCGCCGTGATCGTCGCACCTGCTGTCACTTTCTCTGTGTGGATGTCTGATACGCCAACCACATTCGCTGCTGTCACGCTTAAGTCTGCCATTGCTTTGTCTCCGTTTTGTTTTGTTTTCTTAGGTTACTTTTTCGAGGCCGTCGAGTACGTCCCACCATGTTCGGCGCCCGTGCCTGGTGCAGTGGCTGACACGCCCACCACGCTTGCCGCTGTTACGCTTAAGTCTGCCATAGTTTTTGTCCTTGTTATGCGGTATGAGTGAAGCCGTCCGTCCCGTCAAATTTGACGACGGCATATGTGTCTGATGTAATCCATCCCCTCGATGAGAATGTGTAGTCGATTCCATCAGTGATCGTGTCCGGCCACGGCGCATCGTATGCTGGCGGCTCAAGGCACCACGGCGGCTCGTCGTTGTCGCCGACCGTTACTTCGCTGCTCGGTGCCTCGGCGAATAGGTAGTAGTTGCCAGCAGTCGTGAAATCTTCGTTCTGCTTATCATATACATTCTCATCGAGTCCTTCGCACGCCCCTCCGGTCTTGAACCTGGAATGAGAAAAGATCGTGCCATCTACAGCAGATGATTGCAGATAATAATTTGACGAAACAGACAATCCTGCATATGACGACGGCGGTGTAATTTTACCAACTCTATTCCGCTTCACGGCCCGCCACCTCCGAGGCTCGTCACAGAAGACTGGATTGCCATAAGGCGTCACGCCACCATAAGAAAATGAACCAGGGCCGGTCGTGCTGAAATCGATTGGAAGAGGTTGAACTGGATAATATGCCGCCGGCGGTGATGATGGCGATGCCGCTGCATATGCCGTATCCGCGTCTGATTTCGAGTGGCTCCACACCGGGCAATACGGCGGCACAGAAGTCGGCTCCGGTTGAGCGGTTCCAATTTTTTCTGTACTGCTCGATGACCACGGTTCAGCGTCGTTGCGAATCCACAGCAGGCGGTTCAATACCTCATATAGATAGGTCATCCACTCAGTATCTGCGGCCCAGTTATTTACTGCCGGCTTGTCAGGTGCAGTGATGTCTGCCGATGTATTGAGCGTTGCTTGGCTCCAGACTGCGGCAATAGCCGACGAGTCATCCCAGGTCGCCTCGGCAGTGTGGTTCAGATAGTATGGAATCAGCGCCAGCACCGTGTCCCACAGATCAGATATCCATTCGTATTCGATGATTGCCTGCCCTTCCTCGAGCTGCGCCGGCGGGCCGGGCGATACGTCAGTGCTGTTCACTGCGACGAGTGCCGCGTCACGCTGGCTGCAGGCATCCCATAGGCCAGCCAGGTACTGCGATGGATGCGCGCCATTTGGCGCTGACCAATCTTGGCTATCTGCCCAGCTTGTCGTCGTCACTGTTGCCATGATTGCTGCCGCTATGAATAGATGATTGCAGGTTGCGCCCACCATGTACTCCCGATAAGAAACGCCAGAATAGGATAGCCCGCCGGCAGCGTTGATGTGCAGGTATGCAGCTTCAGCGTCACGCCCCTGGTCGTTGCATCTGAGGCAGGATTAAGGTATACATCGGCTACATATTCGGTCGTGCTGACGCTTGATGTGATCACCAGGATCGCGGCCTGGCCCTGCTGCGTGCTGGTGCTTTCGTCCCGGTTAAACATTCGCGGCGTCGGTGCCGATCCCTGCTCGCCGTTCAGCGCATCGATGATGCGGTTCACGCCGGTCGGCCCCTCAGCCGATAGCTTCGTCACGAAGCCGGGCTTCCACCGTTGCAGTTTTGCGTAATTAGCCAAGGTTCAAGTTCCAAAAGTCTTTAGCGGTTAATACCTGGGGCTGGATGCGACCGATGCCGGCCTTGATGTCGGTCGGCGGTTCGCCGGTCGCCCGGTCGAGAAACACAACCTCGGCATCCCAAGTCTCTGGCCGATGCTCGAAGGCGTAGCGCACGCTGAATGTCCTGCCGCCGTCGTTGCTGCTGGCGTTGATTGTTAAGAACCAGGTGCGCTCGGCACGGTCGAGGAACTTCGTCTTGTTCACCGTACCTGTATATTCGCGGATTATGTCGCGTGGATTGTCCGCCTCGATGCGGGTGAATGTCTCGACCGTGCGGGCCTCCGGCGCCGTGACCGTGCGGATCTGCCGCTGCAAGTCTTCCGTGATCTCGCCGGTCGTGTCGTCCACGTGCTCGAAGGTATACTCGACCACGATCTGCTTGCCGTTGATGTCTTGCTCGGTTTCGCGCTCGTTGATGATCGAAGATATCTCGACCTGCCCGGTGGCGCCGGTGATGATGTTATCCTCGGGCCGGGCGATGCGATACTGCAGCATCACCCTGGCAGTCGATGTGTCGAGCATCGTGGCGCTGCGCTCGACGCATACCACGTCAGGCACACCCGGCAGGCTGTCGCCGCGTGTGACGCCGCACGCCTGTATCGCCTCGTATATCCTGCCGGCCCCGATGCTGACCAGCTCGCCAACGAGTATCGAGCGCGTCACGCTGATGCCGGCGCTGCCGTCAGATAGTGACGGTGCGCTGTCCGGTACTGTGTCCTGCACGACGATCTTCGCCATTATTTCACCCCCAGCTTCGCGGCCTTGCGCTCGATGCGGCGGATGGCGCCACGGCGGATATCGTTCTGCGTCTTGTCGTTCAGTCGTTTTACCGTAGATCGCATAAAGCTATTCCGGCCCTTGCCGTCCCATCCCCACTCGACGACGGCGGCATATATCGCCCGGTTCTTGATCTGTGCAGTGACGGCGTTCTTTGTCACCCGCGTGGCGTATAGTCTATTTTTCTCGCGCAGGCGCTTTCCTTTCTTTTTCTTTTTCCCGACCGGCGTGGCTTTCTTTATTTCGCGCAGTACCATTTCGCCCGCAGCGGTCACCTCTGGCTTCATCAGTTCGCCTACTGACTTACCTAACGCCTCGAGGTTGCGGATCGCCTTTTTCACGCCGAATATTTTCCACTCCACTCCCGCGCCCGCGCCAGTGCCTCTGAATACTTCCATTGATTACACCCTCATTCCGCGAACGCGATGAACTTGCTGGCGGCGATCTGCTTGACCGTTGCCAGTATATCGGTCAGCGTCTTGTTCTGGTCGGCATTGATCTTCAGTTCCTTTTCCTTGAGTCGGTCTGCCCTGCGGCGGCGGGTCTTCACTTGATCCTCTAATCTCTCACGCTGCTGGCGCATCCGAAAGCGTTCCTCGGTTCTCGTCAGGCCGAGCGCCCGGCGGCGGCGTACTTCTTCGGCTGACCCAGCCGGGTCTGCGAATTTCTGTAACCCGCGATCCAGCGCCTGGAGCCGGCGAATTTCCCACGGCTCGACAACTGGCTTCGGTCGATTGAATACGGCAGCTTCGCCGATTTGCGCTGCCTTCCAAGGCGCCAGCCCTCGATCCTTTCGCCACTTTGCCCCGAAGTCCATCATCCCGCGAAGCATCCCCATGAAGCCGCCCTTCTTCTTGCCTCCACCGCCAGCGGCAGCATCGGCAACCGCAGCCGCAGCACCAGCAACGGCAGCAGCGGGGCCATCGCCTTTGAGCAGCGACACTTCCCATTGTGCCTCAGTCATCGGGCCGATGCCTGCTTGATCACCTGGTCGCCATGCACCGCCGCCGGCGCCAATAGCCTTTTCAAGTGCTTTGCCGGTTCGTCGCGCCGCGCCTTCTGCCACCCTCTTTTTCGTGGCAGCGATTGCCTCATCAAATTTTTGTAGAGTTTTCGCTTGACCACCGCCGGCCCAATCTTGCCCAGCCCCCAGATCCAACTGTCCAGCGGCCATCCTTGACACTTCAGCCCGGCTTAGATTCCCTGCTTGAAGTTCTGTGACTAATGCCGCGAACCTTTCGGGATGCAAATTTCGGAATCGCTCCATAGCTTTGCCCTCACCGAGCACCGCGTGCTTGCCTGGATCATCGAACCATCCACCCTCTATGCCTATCGCCCTGGCTGCCTGGCGGTAGGCATCGGGATCGACGATCATCTGCAATCCTGACCAGGTTTTCGCAAGTTCTCCTGCGAATTTTCGGAATATCCCCCTGGTTGATATCATCTTCTCCTCGAGAAATCCAATAGCTGATACAATCGAACGCATGGCCGCAGATACTCGATCTGCCATCGACTCGCCGCTTGTTCCCATTTCCGTCATGCCGTTCGCCCAGCTTTCAATGAATGGCGATAGCTGGATCGTGATCGCATTGAATAGCCCGGTGAATACCTTCTTCATCCTGTCGGTTGCGTCCCGTGACGCCTCAACCATTGCTGCCTCTTCCTTCGTGAAAGTCAGGCCGAGGTTCTCGGCGTCCTTCATCAATTTCAGAACGGCTGCTGAACCACCCTGCATCGTATTTATTAGATCTACGCCCTCGGTGTCGAATAGCTTGAAGGCCAGCTTCACCTTGTCCGATTGGCCTTTTATATTTTCCATCGCGTCGGCGATCATCAAAAACTGTTGGTCAGGCGATAGCGCCACGATGTCGTCTATCTTTATCCCCAGGCCACCTAATGCCTTGACGGCTTCGCCGGTGCCGTCGCCGGCCTCGGCTATGCGCCTGGTCATGCGCTGCAGGCCGGTCGTCATATTATTAGTAGATATCCCGGTCTGCTCTGCAGCGTGGCCGAGTGCTGCCAGTTTCTCAGTCGGGATGCCCAGCTTCTCGCTTTGCTTCGCTACATTGTCAATCGCGGCACCCGTCTTGTTCACGATTGCGATCAAGGCGGCGGTGGCGCTGACGAGTGCTAATGCGCCGCCCTTCGCGACATTGAATGCTGCTTTTTTGAAGGCGGCGTGGAACTTTTCCATGCTCTTGCCCGTCGCATTCAGTCCCTTCTTGAAATCGCGGCTATTCAGCGAGAGTTTGGTTGAGATGTCTGCTACTTTCGCCATCGCCTATACCTCCTGCCAGCGGCCACGCCGGGCCAGTGCTTTGCGAATCATATTGAACGGCCTGCCCTGGATCATTATCGGCTTATCACGCCATAGACCAGGCGGCAGCTTGATGATTTCGTTGCAGCGTTTGCACCGTCCCGACTTGCTGCGGATCAGCGGCGGATCGACATACCAGATCTGCACCAGCTTGCCGCCGCAGTCGGCCTTGTGTTCGCCGAAGTCGTTCAGATCACGGATCATCACGATCGCCATCAACCATCTCCCCGTAACCGTCCTGAATGTGCTGGGCCACAGCGACATTCAACAGATGCGACACTTGCTGCTGTGACATCTGCCGGCCCGTGCCGTTGTCGGCATTCTCGTCGAGGTCGTCGAAGTTGAACATGAAGTCCGTCAGCTTGATGTCCTTCGCCCCCATCATGCCGGCGATCTCGGTCGTCTGCCTGGCTGTGCGCAGGTCTGCCCGTTGCGCCGGCAGCGGTTTCTTCGCGCAGTACTTCAGCCAACTCTCGAACTCGACTGCGCTCATCTCCTGCTGCCACTCGTCCACCGTCCTGCCGCCGAGCGCAACCGCAAGGTCGTGCCAGAACTCGGCGGCGTCGGTTAGTTTGGGTCGGCGTCATCCGATACCATCCCCGACGCCTTGAGCGCCGCGTCGAATAGGTTCTGCTGCGTGACCACCGGCACACCGTCGAGCTTGTCGTCGGGCCTGAATATCAGCGTGCCGTCGGCCTCGCACGCAGTCTGCACGATCACGCGCCGCTGGAACTCCAGATTATCGGCGCCGCTCTTTTCCTTGCCGTCGTCGTTGAATGCAATGCACTCGGCTCGCAGCTTTGACGACATCGACTTCACGGGAATCAGCAGCCCGTCCTCGATTTCGTCGGCTTCGACCTTGACGCTCGGCAACCACTTTCCGCTGGTTAATCTCCCCCGTAGCTCACTCATCCCTTCACCCCTTTCACTGTGTTCGGTTTGGTTTTCTTCGCTGGCTCTGCCGGGCCGCGCTCATCTTTTGTCACGGCCCGAATCGTCACCAGCTTGTGGCCGTGATTGCGCACCGCTGTCAGCAGGTTCGCTGATGCCTGTGCGCCATCACGGATGACTGTGATATGCTCGCCTGCGGCATTCACCAGTTCGACCGCAAAGCAGTCGCCGGTGATGCCACATTCGGCTTTCGTTGCCGGGCGAATGACGCCCTCGCAGGTGATGCCTGCTACGTTCAAGATCGCCATCGCCTGGCCTCCTGTGATTAGGTTGCTGCCGTCCGTGTGACATTGCCACTGAGCTGGCCCGTCATCGATCCTTCGCACAGCTCGCTGTCAACGCTGCCGCTGAACGAGAAGTCAGTACCGATATACGAAGCCGCGAGTATCGAGCCACTGGAATCGCCTGTCACGGTCGCCCATGTGATCGTGCAAGTCTCAGCGGCGGTGTCGATGATCGGCACGTCGTCGGGATCATAATGAATGCCCAGATCGACAGTGCCGGGATTCACCAGGTCGCTCGCTCTGAATGTCATACTGCCGAATTTCCCCGAGGTCGCCAGCGTCGTGCCGAGGTGCGAGGTTGGGATCGCCGTGCGCCCGGCACCACTGATGCCGACACTGGTGATTTGCTGCGAGTAGGATGTCGTTCCAAAAACGACTGTCGCTCCTACGATTGATCGAGATGCTGATCCAGGCATTGTTCTTCTCCTTGTTTGTTTTTAATTGAATACCGGCACCGTGCGCCGGTAGTTGACCGTGATTGATAGAGAAATCTGATAGGTGCTGTCGTCGCTGCCGTCACCCTTCGACTCGATGAAATCAGCCTCCGCATCGAGCCACATCGAGTCGACGTGGAACTCGTCGTTCAGCGTGCCGCGGTAACCGTCCACCGCTTCGCGCACTGCCTCGGCTGCTGTCTCGGCTTCGATGCTGCTGTCGGCCATCACGTCCACCTGGATCAGTGCCGACGACATATCCGACGATGCGGCGAGATGATGCCCTGGCGCATCGGCTATGCGTGACCACAGCAGATATGGCCGCGAGGCTGACTGCGGCGCCAGGCCGGGAAAGATGCGCCCAGCCACGGCAGCGGCGATGCCGGCGTTGCCTTTCAGGTAGCGCGTGATTTCGTCCTTCAAGGTCATGCCGTCACGCCCGTGTCCGTCGCTGCGATTGAAGTCGTGCGCTGCTTGCCGGCCTGGTCGTGCGTGGCGCCGTTGATGTCGTAGACGATGCCGCGCACGATCAGCCGGTGCGTGTCTGCCTGCAGCACCGGGAAGCTGCGCATACGGATGCTGTGCGTGTTGCGAACTTCCTGCTGCCCGCCCTCGAGAACTTCATCGCCGGCATCGGATGAGATCGAGGCCCAGCGTGTTGCGATCGTTGTCCAGGCGCGTGAAGTCTGCCCATGTGCATCGGCGCTTTCCTGGGCCTGCTGCACTTCGACTCGGTTTCGCATTTGACCTGCGGATGGCATCAGATTGACTCCCCGTGTACGCTCATTACCTGCTGTTCAATTGCAATCGCATCCGAATTGAGAATCACGAAAAATTCGTTGGCATCGCCGGTCATGTTTACGATGCAGTCCTCGAAAGACCAGACAAACTGATATGCTTCGCCAGACAGTTGCTCATTGAACGAGCCTTGATCGGCGCCCAGTGACCATCCGACGGGTGCTGTCTTGATCGGCTGCGGCGAGATCGTATGAACGACGGTCGTATTCTGCCGCACCTGGACTTTGATGCCGACAGTCAGTGCAGTCTCGTCCATGTATTCGTTGTGAGTAGCAGCGGAATCGATAAAATATCCGTTCAGTCTATGCAGGCAATATGTCTCGCCGCTGCCCGGCTTACAGACGAAGGATAGATGTATCGCACCGGCGCTCGAATATGAACCATTGCCGGCAACATCTGCTCCCGCTGGCGTGGTCAGCTCGAATGTGTTTGCCGTCTTATTCGCGACGACGTGCAGGTCATTTGCGGCTGTGTTTCCGACGACTCCGGTGATGTGTACAAAGTCGCCATCGCTGTACCCGTGGCTTGATGAAGTGACGACGATCGGTGTGGCATTGGTCGCACCGGAAACAGATTTCGCTGCGAATACCTGGTTGATCGTGCCGGTGCCGTCACCCTGGCTGTCGAGTACTTGGCTCAACTGGCGGGATGGACTGTATGCGATCATATCGATTCTCCGTGTACGCTCATTAGTTGCTGTTCGATTGCGATTGAATCGCTGTGCAAGACTACAAAAAAATCGTCTGTGTCACCGTTCAGATTCATCAAACAGCTTGAAAAAATCCAATTAAAAGCATAAGCCGAGCCGGGCATTTTGTCGACCATTGCGTTCGGCCCTCCGCCCAGTGACCATCCGACCGGGGCTGTCTTAATCGGCGTCGGCGATACCGTATACTTCAGCGTTGTATTCTGCCGTACTTCGATTTTGATACCGACGGACAGTGCTGTCTCGTCCATGTATTTATCGTCTGTCGAAGCGGAATCTTGGAAATATCCAGTGAATTTATCCACGCAATATGTCTCGCCACTGCCCGGCTTGCACGCGAAGGATAAATGCGCAGCACCGCCACTTGAGTATGAACCGTTGCCGGCGACGTTTACTCCCGCTGGTGTGGTCAGCTCGAATGTGTTCGAGGTCTTGTTTTGGATCACGTGCAGGTCATTTGCAGCAGTGTTTCCGACGACTCCTGTGATGTGAACAAAGTCGCCATCACTGTACCCGTGGCTCGTTGCTGTCACGACAATGGGCGTGGCATTGGTTGCACCCGAAACCGTCTTTGCACTCTGTGCTTGGTTCACCGTTCCGGTGCCGTCGCCCTGGCTGTCTATTATCTGATCGAGCCGTCTGGATGGACTGTATGCGATCATATCGTCTCGCCGTGGATGCTCATTACCTGTTCCTCGATAGCGACTGAATCGCTGTGGAGAACTACAAAAAATTCGTTGGCATCACCGTCGAGATTGATAAAACAACTCGAAAACCGCCAGGCGAATGAATGCGCTGCACTGCCCAGTGACTCGGCAAACATCATCGGCAATGCACCCAGTGACCATCCGACCGGGGCCGTCTTAATCGGCGTCGGTGAGATCGTATGTATCAGCGTTGTGTTTTGCCGCACCTGCACTTTGATACCGACGCTCAGTGCAGCTTCGGCCATGTAAAGATCGTCCGTCATGCCGCTATCGAGAAAATACCCGGTGAATTTATGCAGGCAGAACTGCTCGCCAGATGCTGGCTTGCACGCGAAGGATAAATGCGCAGCACCGCCACTTGAGTATGAACCGTTGCCGGCGACGTCCGTGCCTGCTGGTGTCGTCAGTTCAAAGGTGTTCGATGTCTTGCTTTGGATCACGTGCAGATCGTTGCACGCCGTATTCCCGACGACGCCCGTGATGTTCACAAAGTCGCCGTCGCTGTAACCGTGACCTGTTGCCGTCACGACAATGGGCGTGGCATTGGTTGCACCCGAAACCGTCTTTGCCCTCTGTGCTTGGTTCACCGTTCCGGTGCCGTCACCCTGGCTGTCGACTACTTGATCAAGCCGACGCGAGGTCGCATACTGTATCGCCATCTTATGTCCACTCCGTCGTGTGAATGTGTAGCTGTCGGTATATGTCGTCCGAGGTCGGATTGATCGCGAACTGCACCAGGCCGACCTGCGATACAAGGCTCTCGCGGTTTTCATATAGTTGCCCCGCATCCAGATTGATTGCGGCCTTGATGATCTCCGGCACCTCGTCGATGTAGATCGTGCCGGTGCCGTCGCTGCTGATGCTGATCGCAGTGCCGCCGGCGGTCAGCGCCAACTTGAACGTCGAGCCGCTCACGTCGCGGATAAAGTACGCGGTGTCGGCAGTCAGGCCGGTCGGGACATCGCCGCCGACCGAGAATAGACGCACCTGCATATTGTCGGCATACGTCCTGCCGCCGGCGGTGATCGTGAATACGTTCGTGGCATTGACTGCCGTCACGACTGAACCATACCCGGCGACATAGGTGATCGTGATCGCGTCCGGCTGCGCTCGAGCCGAAGGCCAGGAATTGCCGAAGCCCAGCACCACGCGGCCCGGCTCGCTTGTCCGGTCAACATTGTAGTCGCCGCTGCTGAATGTCTGCGTTGCGCCATCGGTATCGACGTACTGGATCGAGGATACCGATAGCAGCGGTGGCTTCGGTAGTTCGATCGTGTCGGTGCCTGGGAATGCGTCCAGCTTCAGCACCCAGGTCGCCGGCGCGAATTGCCGATTGGTCACCTGCTCGCCACGCACTACCGCTGCCGCCAGGTGCGCCGTGATCAGCGCATCGTCGTCATCGATGTCGATACGGCTGTGCTGCTTGGCATCGGCCAGCGTGACCGGCGACCAGGTTGCGAGCTGCGATTGGTGCAGGTTCATTTGCTTTTCGCTGCTGTCTTCTTCGCTGCCGCCCGCTTTTTCGGGGCTGTACAGTAGCCGCCATCGATCAGTACTTTCGCAAGCTCCGGCGCGATATCCTTGACCGGGATCTTGTCGCCAGCCTCAAACTCGCGCCCGCCGACCGGCGGCGTGTACCGCTTGTTAAACGTGTAGACACTCGCTGCCATGCTTCCGCCCTCCGGGGCAATAGATGCCGGAGTCCTGCTACTGAGGCGAGGCCGCTTCACAGGGTGCTCCGGCGATCTGCTGCTATTAGGTTATTGCCGAATCAGTCACTGACTGCGGGAACCGGGGATCGGACAGGATAATCAATATCCCTGCCAGTACCGGATCGTTTGCAGACTCGACTGCGTGCAACCTGACATAGCTATAGCCAGTGCTGCTCAGGTCTTCCGCGCTGACTTCGATGATCTCGATGTCATCGCTGCCGGCTGTGTTCGTATAGCCGGCTGCTGCCGCATTCGTCAAGGCACCGTGTGTATCTCCGGTGGTGATCTGACGATACGCGAACTTGATCGCGGTTGTGTTCGAGGCGCTGGTGTCGTCGCTGGCCTGTACCGTGAAAGTACTGGTGCCAGTTGTGCCGACGCCGGCGTGAACGATGAAGGTACACTTGCCGTATCCCTCCATGTTCACGATGTCGCTGTTGGTCGTGCCGGCCAGAGCATCAGCCACTGGCGACAGGCCGTTTACGATGTGATTTTGCTCACTGAATCGTGCGCTCATGTCACTTTCTCCTGGGGTTGTGGTTACGCTCTGACGGCGAGGTTGATGTGCGTGCTCAAGGTATTGCTACCCTTGAACGGCGTCAGCGCCGAGTTCAAATACGGCTGGCCGTCCACCTCGAAGATGAAGCGGAACGCGCTCTGCGCACTGTCGAACTTGAGATGCACCGACATGGCCTGCTCGATCCCGCCGCGCACGCCACTGACGTATGCGGAAAGGTCGGCCAGGATGATGTCGCCGGCATCGCCGATGGTCGGGCAATACTCGACCGGGATCAGCGGGCGGTTCTTCAGCGTGTCGAGCTGCTGGCCGATCAAGCCATTGGCCGGACGGAACAGCGGCACGCCGCCATTCGTGTCCTGGACGAGCGCCTGCAACTGCGGCTCGCAGTCAACATTCACCAGCCAGACCGCATTCGCCCGGCTGTTCGGATGCAACCGCGACCACATCTTATCGATGTTCGCCGCAAGCAGCGTGTCAGCCGCCTGCCCCGATTCCTTCGCCACCGTCACCAGGCTGCCGGAATTAAGCAAGCCGAGAGGCTGGCCGGCGCCGGAACCGTTGACGATCGCGTCGCCCGACATGAAGTTGATCTCTTCGACTGCGGCGCGGGTGATGTACTGATCGAGCGCCACCGTATTGTTGGATAGCAACTTATTGGTTGCATAGACCAGAACCGCCAACTGCTGCGGCTCGACCTTGACCATTCGCAGCTTCGGCGTCGATGCTGTGATCGCCTCGGCCTCGCTGATCCAGTAGCCACGAACGCCGCCGTAACGACTGCCAGCAGCGCGGGATGTTTCCGCATTGGCCGGTATGCTGATCGACTCGCCGGTGACGGTGAGCTGATCCGTGCGGGCCAGCAGATTGTCACCGCGTGCATTCAAGCCATCCCATATCGCATTCGCGAAGCTCGGCGGGACACCGAAGCCACCATCTGCACCGACTGTCTGATTCATGCCGCTGGCATCGCCGGCAGCAGCGAAGAACGCCAGGCGCTCATCGGCCATCGTGCCGGGTTGAGCTGCACTGGCAACCGCAGAGGCGAAGTCGCCCATGTGATTGAATTCGTGCGTCGGATTGTCGGCCCGGCAGTCGTGCGTCTGGATGTTTCCGCTCATCTCCTGGGCGGCGTCACCTGCGGCGGTGACTGTATCCTGTACTGTTGCCGGCGTGCGCGGTGCGGTCACCGATGCCGCTGCGTCGTCCAGCCGCTCGATGGTCGATACCTGTGCCTTGATTGTCTCGACGCGATCGAGATGACCCTGGATCGTGTCCAGTTCATCCGCTGAAATATCGCGCTCGTCCGTTTCGGCTGTCGTCTGGATCGCTTGCGCGGCATCCAGTGCAGCCGTCATCTGCTGTCGCAGTTCCG